CACCCTCAAACAAAAGAACCTTGCCGTTGACAAAATCGATTTCCATGTCTACCTCAGACTCAATTCCGTATCGGCTGAAGGTAACATGAACATGAAAACTTCCGTCCTCGCTGTCTCTGTCTGTGATAAAATCTACAGAGTATTCACAGAAACAGAAGATTCCGCTCGCATAATGCGATTCAGCATTGACGTACTTCAAAAAGTCCTCTATTGTCATAGGCCTCATGATACAGCCTCCCGCATTTCAAGAATCCACATATCCAAAGTGGCATCTTTCTTAACACCCACAAGAGTCAACTCCTGTGCGTACTTAGAGCAAATACGAAGCATCTTGGCGTACACCCGACTATCAGAATACCCATCACTCTCCATGATTCTACGCATGAGAACGTGGTTAAGCATCTGAAAAAACAGGTCGGGCTCATACCCGTCTCCATCTTCCTTGATTTTGATTCTCTGCCCAATCTTGAAAGCATTGACACCTGTTACAACTCCAATCTTATCAACGACGAGGCTACAAAAATCTAACAGTTCTTCCACGTCCATGGCGGCATATCGCTCTACCTGCCCAAGGTTGTCCGCGGCGCACACGATGAGCGAACGAGCCACTCCGTCAAGTGACTTGGCTGACTTTTCCAAAAGGCTGTCCAGGTACTCTTGACGCTGTTGCATGGTATAAGGCGCCATAGGAATTACAGTACCGCGAGACCTAAGAGTTTCCAAGGCGTTCTCCGCATTCTGCACGGTAAGCACAAAGTAGGCCTGGCGCGGCGGCTCCTCTGTAACCTTTAGGAGGGCGTTCTTAGCGGCGGCGGACATACGGTCTGCATCTCTGAAAATGTACACGGTATCTCCGGAGCATTTATAGCAGTTCTTGACAACCTCTCGTACAGCGTCCACAGACAATTCAGGCTCAACCAAGAATGCTTTCATCTGCTTCGTGAGCCACTTTGCGAGCGTGTACTTTCCTGAGCCCTTGACCCCCGTGAGTATTAAAAATCGAGGAACTGTGTTGAGCTCAACCATATCGCGCAACTGGCTCCTTACAAATTCTTGACCAATCAAGTTGTCCACTTCCCTTCGTACATCTCTTCAACGGTTCCGTCACGATGGTAAACCATATGACGAATCCAATGATTGTGCTGAAATACATGAGCATCAATTCTGTCTTCCTGAATAGACAAGTGCATACTCTCACCGTTCTGATTGATGCACAGAATAATATGTCCGTAAAGCTCATTATTATTCATCAGCTTTACCATACCATCACGGTCAGAGGAATCAAACTGAATATCTTTTCGAGCTTCCAAATTCCATTCGTCCCGCTTGTATTGAGAACAGGGCTTCATCACATTACACATACCGATAGGTTCGTCACACGGCGTAAAGGTATCTTTTCTGTATTTGCAGGTCTGGCAGAAGATGATATTTTTGTTAACCATATTCAGGCCTCCTGTCTTGGAGTGTCGAACAAGAACACGCTGGACTGAACAATCGCTTTGGGATTAGACTCCCAACGCAGACCGGAATTGAGTTCACGCACCCATTCTAGAACGGCCAGAGCAAGGTCGATATCATCATCCATCAACCTCTGCTTATACTCAGGAAGGGCGGGGATGTTGATGTACTTGAAATCCTGGAAGGTGCAGAACTTACAGACATCAAGAACGAAATACTGGAACTGCTTGATGAACTGCTTCAGGTCTTTACCGCTGTTGTACACATCTTCGATGATTTTTACTGCCTGTACCTTATTTCCACACTCCATGGAGAACAACAGGTCAAAGTGTGTGCTGTAATCGACGGTTCCGAGAGCTCTTACAGCGTCTTTAACCGTCACGGTGTCTGTGAGAGAAAGACACTTGTCCAGCATCGTGATAGAGTCTCGCATACCGCCGTCTGCGAGTTTGGCGATATACTGAATAGCTTCCTCTTCCACCTCGTATGCTCCATCAGGACCGCCGCTCTCCACAACCTCATCGTTCTCGCAGGCGACGATGTAGCGAAGACGATTGATGATAGAGTCCAGCGAAATCTTGCTGAAATTATACCGCTGAACACGACTTAGAATCGTGGCAGGAATCTTCTGCGGGTCCGTAGTACACATGATGAAGATTGCAGTTGCAGGCGGCTCCTCCAAGAGCTTCAGCATAGCATTCCATGCACCGATACTGAGCATATGACACTCATCGATGATATACGTTTTATAGTCGCAGTCCAGAGGCTTACGACGAGCGCCGTCAATGATGTCACGCACATTGTCCACACCGTTGTTAGACGCCGCATCCACCTCAATGGGCGAACCCTTACCGCCGTTGATGTCATTCGCGAAGATACGAGCCGCTGTGGTCTTTCCGCACCCAGCAGGTCCGCAGAACAGATAGGAATGCTGAAAAGTCCCTGTTTCAATCTGGTCCATCAAGATATCCTTGATTGCAGACTGCTCTACAACATCGTCGAAGGTGGAAGGACGATATTTGACAGCGAGAGTTTGTTTAGCCATTGTTTACTCCTCCTCTTTTTCTATATGGTCTACCATTAGACCGAGTGAATCTTACTTCCTTGAAATACCGCCTAACGGCATCCTGGTCCTCTTTTGACATACCGTCTAAGACCGTTTTAGGCCGAAATTTTTCGCTGTTCTTGCTCCGCTTATCCTCCGCGGTCTCTGAAAAATCTTTGCCTTGCATCTTGTCCACAAGAGACGGAGAATGCCGCTTTTTCTTAAACTGCGCTCTCACAGGACACAACTCGATATTCCTAAAGGAAAAATCAAATGTGATGTCCGCCTCGCTGATACTCAAAGACGGGTTTTGAGTCATAGCCTTTACAGCTACCTCAGCGCCGTATTTTGAGTACACATAAATCTTATTGTCCTTGACAAGTTCTGTGTTGATGATGTTGTCCTCAATCAACTGGTCTACCACGGCAAAGTTCCCAGGATGCCGAACATCGAGCTCGCACACATCCGCAGGCCCCAATCTGTAAACTGCTGCCGTTGCAGGATTCTTGATTACCCGTTTTATGCACTCATTTACATGAGAGCCCGGATGCCGCTGTCCAGTTTTCTTCTCTACACGCGGGGTTGCTCCGTTATCCACGGCGATTCGTTCTACCGTCTCTGCAAGAGTGAAACAGCAGTTCTTACAGACATAGAACACAATGTCTCCCCTCATTTAGTTACCTCCTCATTGTTCAAATTTTAACTTCCAACCGCCGTTTTTTTTTGCGATTGTCAGTATCTTATTTACCTTCTTCCTCGGTCCGTTGAGTATGAAATCGTAAGATACTTCTATATACCCACCCGACTTCAACTCAATTCGGACACGAGGCCACGGTTTATAGTGAATCTTACCCATATCAGGTATTATAGAATTTAGACGCCACCATGTCCGCAGTATGGGTCCACAGAACATTGTTGAATCTGCGGATAGCGACATCCAGATTGTCCCACTCGTCCTTTTCATACGCTCCCATGTGATAGCGAATACAGGCAACCTCCTCAGGAGTCAACTGAATAAAGGTGCTTGCGATTGCGACACTCTTAGAGCCGTGCCCAGGGCCCCACACAGAAGGCCTGTCATCATACTTGAATTTTCGACCAGGTTCACCACTTGTGTCTCGCTGATAGTTGTCCACCTTACACAAGTCATGAAACAGACCGATGATAACCGGACTGCACTTGCGCCACCACTCCAGATGAAGAGCATCTGTCAGCTTAAGAAGCTCAGTGGCGACACGATAGCTGTGGTCAAACAGACCACCCTCGTAAGCACCGTGAAATCGAGTGCTTGCAGGTTGAGTGAAAAACCCCATGTTATGTAACAGCTCAATTACCTCATCCATGCTCATAGCAACACCACTGGCGTATGTGAAGTTGACTCCAACACTTGAGCACAGGGTGGCGAACATTGTTTCGCGTTCAAACTCAGACATCATATGTTGTTCTCCTTTTCAATGTATTCAACCAACTCACGCATCACACGAGAGTCAATTACAAAGTAATCAGGCCCATCAGGTTCAAACCGAAAAGCAAGAGACGACCTGAAAAACCCTTGCTCAAATGCCTGCTCCTTCATCTTCTCCATCCACGCCTTCTGAATAGAAAAAGACGACTGAGGCTTTGTGGGCAGTTTGGCCTCTACGAAGAACGACTGGGTATGCACATCTCCTCCGCCGAATCTTGTACCACCTGAGTTACATTGAACTCGTCCACCCAAAAGTTTAGCTATCTCTTTTTCTTGGGCCGCCGAGAAGTCCTTTCCGAGGTTTCTGCTCAACTTTGGGTTCCTCCTTCCTATGTTCAATTTTCTTAGTTACTTCCGCCTTCGCGGGTGAATGACGTTTGGTTCTATAGAATTCCCACTCTGCTGGAGTTGAAGACACTCCATATTTGAGCTTGTGCAAGGCGTCTTTAGTTTCCGCCGATTCGGGCTGGTGGGACAGAAGTCGATAAGCTATATTTACAATCTGCTCATCTCTGAACGGTAGATTATATCCTGTACTGGCATCGAAATCTTTGAACGGCTCAGAAAAGATTACAGACTCCGCTTCTTTGGGGTGCTCTTTCTGTAACTTTACGAGTTCCACTCCCCACTCTGCCCATTGTGCGTCAGACACGAGATTCATATCCAGCTCGTAGTAAATCAAGGAATGGACAAGAATCTGATATCTACGTCTCTGAATAAGCGCCGCAACTTCGTTATCATAGGTTACGGGTTTTTGCTCTTCCGGCTTCGGAATTTTAATAAGTGACATAACTCATCCTCTCAGTTTTTTTTTGAATTTGGCATAATAGGTTCTGGCTGTGGGTTCGGTGAGTCCGAACTTTGCTGCCGCCGTCTTAGAGCCCTCTGACTCGAAAATACTGCACAGGTCCTGCATAGAAGATGCGCTCCACCGATTGTTTACTCTTTCAGGAAAAGGACACTCATCATACTCTGCATCGTGCCCCTCTAAACCGAGTTGAACTCTAAGAGCTCTGTCTGCCTGCTCCATCTGCCAATCTTTCAGATAAGTTATCTTACTACCCAGCTCTTCTACAGGAATAGATGTTACTTTGTCTAAGAGAATTATGGACACTCCGCCGTTTATCACGACAGGTACCTGAGTAGGATAGGCTTTTTTGACACTGGTGGTGAGAGGGGCAACTGTTATCACACCAGAATTAAGATTGCAGGTATTATTTGATACGACAAGAACAGGTCTTGTCTTGTTTAACAGATGAGGTCTATTATGAACAGGACAGTTCCACCAGTAGATATCTCCACGACTTATCATAAGACATACCCCATCTTTCTTAGGTCTTTGAGCACCTCGTTGAAAGTATCGCCAGACACTACAAACCGACCGTTTACGAATGCCTCGTAATGCTCCATGACATGACGGATTTCAATCTTTTCTAACTCCATTGTTTACCTCCATGGCGTATTCAATTCCGCTCTTTGCAATCCACCCGGACCATGTAATTTCGCTCAACTTCTTGTCTACTTCCTCTACTGCTTCTCTTAGCTCTTGTTCAGTTTCAAAAGGATTGATATGAAAATGCTGTCCGCACTCAGGACCAAGACCGTAAAGACGACTCACAGGATGCGTCAAGGGTCTTCCGCATTTCATACAGTAGTCGGTTCTAAGACGACGAGCCTTAAGGGACATATACACCATCCCTCGAGTCTCTTTAAGAACACGACCGGCCATCACTCTAAAAGGCATGGCTTTTTTGTTATTCCAGTTGATATTGAAATCCATTCCTTCCTGAGTCATCCAGTTCTTGACCCTGACAATATACTCCTTGCCTACCCTTAAAGCAGTACCCGGGATATGATTAGTCGTGACGGGTTTGGCTGCCTCTTCATTGACAACGGCTGCTCTATATACAACCTCCACCATTTGCCCATCAGGAGCTTCAAGTGCTTTTGCAACATCTTCAGACTCTCTTTTTATGCTCTTCAATAACGCTTCCATAGTATTCACCTCTTTTCAAAATAAGCGCACAGCCGGTTGCCTGGCTATGCGCTTATTATACTACATATTGCGATTCTTGTAAAGAAGTTTTTTAAGAAAACGCCGCAAGCACTCGGTCGTTGAGCTCGTCTTTCCAGTCCTCATCTTCTTCTAAGAACTGGTGCAGTTTGGCCTTTCCTTGGAACTTGAGAGCTTCTCCTTCGTTGAGTGCCACCTTGCCGTCCTCATCCATGATGCTAAACCAAGCACCTGCGGCGTTGATGATGCCAGCACGAATAGAAAGGTCGATGATATCCGAGATATGGTCAATACCTGTGAGATACTTCAGGGTGTAGAACCCAGTTTTTCGGTCAGACTTGAACACCTTGGACTTTACCACCGCAACCTTTACAAGATTGCCCGCAGGATTTTCAGAATTACGAGGGATAGAGTTTCCCTTATCGTCGATATAGTCGCTCTTCTGAAAAGACATACGAACAGAGCAGTTGTGTCTCCACGCTCTACCACCTGTCGTAGTGGTGCCGCCGTATGTGCTATTCATGTCCTCTCGTACCTGATTGATTCCAATAAGTGTGCAACCTGTACGAGCACAGATGGGAATCATCTCCTTGCTGAACAGCGTGAGAGCCATTGAGATGCCGCCATATGTGCGGTCTTCAATGGTTTTGGCGTATGCTTGGGCGCTTACCATCGCCGCAAGAGAGTCCAGCACACACAGGCTGATATCGCCCGTTTCTACGATGGACTTAACAGCTTCAAAGACCTCTTCTGCGGTCTGCTCATCAGGGCTGAAAAGAATGAGGCTGTCGATGTCCACGCCCAATTTCTGAGCCCACTCTGCATCAAGCGTTCTTTCGATATCGACGTATAAAACCTGCTTATCCGGAAACATCTTCTGAGCGCCGGCCACAAGGTCAAGAGCAGTTGTAGTCTTTCCTCCGCCCTCTTCACCTGCGAACTCAATGATTCTTCCTATGGGCATACCTCCATAGGTCATGTAGTTCATTCTGGGTGAGCTGAACGGAATTCTTCTGACTGCGTCAAAGCTCATGCCTTGCTTGCACACATCGGCCTTGAACTTCTTATTCACATCACGAAGTACATCTTCAAGTCTCTGACTCGACATACTCCACCTCCTGAAAGAATGGGCGGCACTTTTGATAGCACTCTTCGCACATAACCACCGGGTCGCCCTTATCGTCGATGGCTATGTGCTCAGCGGAGCATTTACATCCGCATATCACGCATCTCTGACCCATCACACACCTGACTGTTTCGTAAGGTCAATTTCTGCAATTCGCATACTGAGGACCTTCTTAACAGAGTTCAGCATCTCCCATGCGGCTTCTTCTTTAGACTTGATGGAAGAGCCTGCTCTCTGAAGAACGATTACAGAAATAGCCTCTGCTTGAGCGGCAAGGTCCGCGGCCGTATCCTTATCCGCAACCGTTCCTTGCGCTTTCTCACGCACACGATTGAAGACTTCTTTATACACAGCCTTTGCGACATCTTCCTTGATTCTGAGCTCCTCACGACGAGAGGCAGTCAAATACAAAAGAGACGGAAGATTCAATGTGAAATCCTCCAGCTCATCGTCTGAAACGGGCGTGCCTTCGTCGTTGGTTAAAATCTTATCGATTTGGCTCATATAGGAATCCAACTCTCCGCAGGCCTCATTTACGAACGCCTTAACCATAGAGCGAACCACATCCGAAAGATTTTCGATTCTATCGTTATTCTTTCGAACAGCATCCAGGTCCACAGAAGAGGCGAGTGCAAGGTTCATATCAGCCATTAGAATCTCCTCCTCGCGTATTCCGCCATGAGCATAGCCTCGGCCATTCCGTCGCTGGGTTTACGACTTCGTGCAGTGGGAAGCAACGACACATGGGGAAATAGTTTACGACACACCTCAATGGAGGTGTTTTTATCAGACGTGACACAGAATTCTTTCTTCCAGGTCTGCGGAGGTACAAGTTGATAAGGAATATCGAAGGCCTGTAATAGACCTTCGATGTATCCCAAATTGTGCCCAAAGTTAAACATAGACACAACTCCCTGACCGGGCATAGCACCCACCTTCTCTAAACAGCACACGGACGACGGGCCCGATGCCGCCTTGAGAATTGCGGTGTATGCGCTTTCGTGAAAGGGTACCACAGTACACTGGCCGTCCTCGGTGAGTAACGCGAGAGCGCCGCTCTTACCTGGGTCAATACCAATGTACGTTTTCATCACTTACTCGCTCTCCGCTGAATGGTTTCAATGGCCTTACGAGCCATAGCAGCCGCCTGAATGGACTCAGCGGCAGCCTCTTCGGCGCGGTGCTTGATGACATTCAGGATATCCAGCTTCACCTTGTCCTCTTCGTTGTTCTTGACCATCTCAAAGAAAACTTGCGTGAGGGTGTCAACGTCCTCCATAGCATCGGCCGCCTCGTCCGCTTCCTCACGAAGCACGGCGTAACTTTCGTGGTCCGAGTTGTTCACGGCGCCGAATTTGACAGACGCACGACCGTACTCTTCGCACTCAGCGCACACAACACTCTTAATCAGTTCTTCCATAATTTACCTCCCGGCCTTCTTACAGGCTGTTTTATATTGACACCACCTACAAGGTTTTGTGTCGACGTGCATGGGGGGCGGAACCTGGCGCTCTACATAACTGTCGCACTCCAGAATCTTATCCACCCGAGCTTGTTTCATCTCCTGAGTTACATGATACACCTCAGGGCACTCAAGACTACAATTATCTCTGTTCTCGTACAGAACAAGCGCATCTTCCAAGTCCAGGCACATACAATAGGTACAAACCTGGTCTTCATGAGCAGAATCTACATGATTCTTTGTGACGGCGGACGGGTCTTTGTCGTCATGACCGTACTTGAACGAAATCTGATTCTTGAACTCGAACAGGTAATCAGTACCCGTAGAAATTCTACGAACGATACCGTCGCACATGAACGAGATGTTCAGAACCTTATGACGAAGAGAAGTTTCTACGCCTCTCTTGCCCCGCACTTCAATGTCCAGGCACTTACCTTCCGCCCACTTTTTACGAAGATAGTCCTCGACATCCAGATACTGCCAATCGTAGCCTAAAAGAGGCATCTGTATAAGTGCTTCCTGAATAGCTACGTGACGACGAGTACCTGTGTCTGCCATACCCACAGAGCAATAATCCGTCTTAGAATCATCAGGTGTTGCCCCAGTCACCTGAAAATACATCTGACGCAGACACACCATCGAAGAGGGTTTGTAGCTCTGGCTGGGTTTTCTTCTGCCCTTCTGGTCAGTGACTTCGATGGCGGACATGACGTCCGCCAAGAAGGCCTTATTGATAGGTTGCTTCTTGGCGGCCGCCTGTACCAGTAAACCCAGCTTTCGCCGAGAATTAGCCATTCGCAGTTTCCTCGTCCACCATGAGAGCCATGACCTGCGTGACCTTACCCGCGGTGAACTTGAAGCAGTCCTCGTCACCGTAGTAGAGCTCAACAGACTCCTCCGGGCAAGAGTCCACAAGGCTCTTGAGCATATTGATGTTGGCACAGCAATGGAACGGGGCAAAGGACTCACTCTGCTGATACGGAATCAGCTCATTAGAGCTGTTCTTCTTGCTCGCGACCTGGATGCCGTCCTTGGTGAAGGTGAAGTATGCGCCGCCCTTATCGTAGGGCTCGATGAAGATTGCAAGACGGCTGATGACGTCCTGAATGGCAATCTTGGACAGCTTGCAATGGCTAGGGAACTCAACTTCCAGATACTGAGAAACAGCGTCGGCGGGGTACTCTTCCTTACCGTCGTACTCCACACCGTACAGAACCATATCCTCGGATTCGAAGAGGAATGCGCCGTCCTTGTACCACCAGTTGATTTTTTCCTGCTTGAACAGCGACAGCATATCCATCATCTCTGCAGACAGCAGGTACTCGCCGCCCAGAACATCCATGTCGTTGAAGCAGATACAATCCGCATCAGACGTGATGACACGCTTGCCCAGGAAATACCCGCAGAGGGCAGGAGTATCCACCGTCTTAGCCAGACAGGGCTTGTTGATGTCCAGAATGTTCTTCACAGAGGTCAGATTGATAATCTGGCCCTCCCCCTCTTTCGTGAAGCTATACTCGGGGAACTGAACGACGCCGTCCTCGTCCACGCACAGGTCGATTTCGTAGCGGCCGTTTGCATGGACAATCAGCTTATCCGTCATTTCCAGCGTTACAGAATCACTGCTGATGCGGCTGATGAGGGCCGAGAACTTGGAAACCGGAACCACCGCGTACATATCCTCACCCTGAATCTTTTCCGCACGAACCTTCAGGGTGTTTGCGGTATCAGTGGTCGTGAGAGTGAGAACATTGTTCTTCATCTCGATGCACATCATGCTCGTAATCGGCAGGAGCTTGTTCTCCGAGGCGCCTTTCACAGAGCGTGCCACCATGTCCTGAAACTTGACGGCGGGGATTGTAATTTTCTTACTCATTGTTTTGTCCTCCTTAAATTATTTACCAGATAAAGTTAGAGTTTGCCATCTCACCATTATCTACCAGAAAATCCTGAGCAGTGGCACTCTTATTCACAGCCGTGATAAAGTAAATCCACTGAGCAATCTCTTCGGCAGATGCCCAACGATGAAGAATAGCCTCATTCAGGACTGCGTCCAGCTTAGTCTTGTCCTGAACGATATGCTCATTGATTGGCGTGTACACGCCGCCGGGGGAAATACTGTTGCACACCGCGCCATATTTGGCTACTCTCAGTGCGAGATTCTTGGTGTACGCAACGACGCCACCCTTGCTGGCCGTGTACCGGGGAAACTCTGCGCCGCTGTGTGCGCTTGCAGACGCCACAGTACACACCGCCTGAATACAGGGCTGGTCTGCATAGGCTTCGCAGAAATTGATGAGTCCGACGAGATTCACATCAATGCTGTCGTCATCCTCCTGAGTTCCCGCATTCGCGATTACGATTTCCGGAAATTCAATGTCAGGAAGAGTATCTCTGACATCCGCGATGTAGTGGTGATAATTCGGAGCATTGATAAGAAACTCGCTGTCCGCAGGATTCTTATCAATTCCAAACACGTCGTACATCAAATTACCGTGGTCATCTCTTACGAACGCAAACAGTTCCGCGACAGCCTTTCCAATGCCGCTTGACGTACCTGAAATAATTACTCGTGTCATCATACACCTCATCACACATTCTCCAGGTAGGTCTTACCTACACCGTCCTTTTCCCACTTCTTGCAGACCTTATAACCGATGGGGCTGAATACGACCTCGCACAGCAACTCCGCGACACAGCCCGTAATAGAGCAGAACACAACCTGCGTCATGGTCCACCCGAACAACACATGGCTGACAATCATAGCAAATACGAAGTTATCCACAAATTGAGCTACCAGAGTAGACACATACGAACGAACAGCGTATTCCGTAAAAGTGCTATTTGCATACAGGCTACCGATACCGTAGTTGATAAACGCATTTACGATAGACGATACAATGAATGCGATTGTACTACCCATGAGAACATACCAGGTGCCGCCGATTGTATTATTCAGCGCCTGATTTACAGCGACTTCGTTGAATGTGTAGAACTCGGACCAGTTACCCGGGATAAGGGACACCAGCTTCATAACCGCACACACAACCAGGTTCATCAGAGCCGCGAACAACGACAACTGAATAGATGCTTTGGGCCCAAATCTCTTGGTAATCATGTCCATGCACAAAAAGCTGAGCCACGATACCGTGAATCCGCAGTCCAACGCCAGCCACGACAGACCCGTCGCGATTTCCTTATTCGCGAGAAGGTTCATCAAGATGACAGACACGGTGAAGAAAGCCACTACTGCGGCCGGGACGGACTGCATGAGTCTCTTCCAGTCCTTGAGTTCCTTTTTGAAATCCATTGTTGATTTCTCCTTTTTATTTTTATTTTGAGAGAGGGTTTCAAAGGAATACAAAACTCTCTTGCTCAATCAAATGAGTGAACGCTGGCGTACCAGCACGGGTTTATAACGATAGTTCTTAGCCCAGTCCAGCAGAAAGTCGATGTTAAACCTTATTCTTTCTGTATATTCTGTCCCGAGCTTGGACATATCGTAGCCCTTAGATTCCACATAGGCCTGAATTTCACGCTGTGCGGCCTTAGGCATCATCGCGATATGCTGAGGACTATGACTGCTCTTCTCACTGACAAGAACAGAACCATACTTGGTCATAATAGACCCGTTTGCCCCGTTCATCAACCAGCTTGTAGAGTCCGCACTTGTGAACGGATACATCTCCAGCACATTTAGACTCGTCATACCGAAAGCATGAGTGCAAATATCCGGATTAGAGCTATGCTTAATGATGTCAAAACATTTATCGATGAACTTGATTTTGTCCTTGACGGGCTTGTCATTGGCAGGGGATATGCCCATATACCAAATCTTGTCCCCTTCCGGACTCCTGTAATCCAGAATATTATGCAACCACTTGAAGTCTTCTCCCTGGTGAAAAATTGGAAGCAGTTTTTCCGGGCTTTTCAAGCGTTCTCTCATATAGAGATAGTTGTTCCAGCTCATCTCAGGCGCCTCTGCTAACTCTTCACGAGTTTTGGGGTGCCTAAACTTTCCCGGGATTTTATCCACCTGAGCGAAAACATGAACATCATCATCGATACCATTGAGATAATCGATATATGCGTCCACATCTACCTCGGCGTCACGAGTGTGCGCTGAAAAGGCTCCGGAGTCAATGAGCAGATATCCTCTGCATAGCCCTTCGTTTCTTCCTGCAATCCAACCATCGATGACGTTACGGTCAAGAAGCTGACTCGCAAGACGGTTTGCTCCTTTTCTCTTAAGGTCTTCTTCAAAAACCTTATTCAAGCTACCTGCGAAATAGAGCTGAAATCCAGGTAGCGGTGCAACGCGAGGTGGCGTCGTAGGTTTTACAGGTTTTGTTGCGATAAGCGACATAGTTTCACCTCAAAATAATTTCTTCTTGTTGTCCAGAATCACAGGTTTAAGTTTTCTTGAAGCCATGTACTCCTCAATTTCAGGAATCCATGTACGAATACCCAAATCTCGAGCGGCGGCATCTAATCTTCTAAGCCATATCATTCTAGATTTGATGCTATCCTCATCGATTTCGATACCGAACTCCACAGGACACCGTAATTTCCAGTTACGACCGAACTGCGACAGACCAATAGAGGTTGTTCTTGTACTCTGGGAATAATAGAATCTACAATGCGGCATTCCGCAGGTAATAGACCTGACAGGATGAATCTGGCACCTGTAAGTCCCATCTTTCTCGAACAACCATCTGCACCGGGGCTGAATATCTCTGTCGGGCCATCCTACGAAAAGAGCGTTTTCGAGTTTGGGCTTGGGGACACAGTAGAACACGACGGGTTTTCCGTTGATAAGGTGATGCTCCTCCCGGATTAGAGTTTCCAGCTCACCCACAACTTCAAAACTCAACCCCCAAACCAAGAAATCTTCCGGGTTGGCTTTCAAGATTCTGTTCATGCCCTCTTGCGTCCAAGCATTGGTTTCCCATGGGCAACACTTTCCGCACATCTTACAGTCATCCTTGACGAAGAACGACTCATTCAACCTGATACTCGTAGGAGGAAGAACACCGAAAGGTTTGCCATCCAGGACGATGGGTTCACGAGCAACCTTGTTGATGTATTCCAGTAGCTTATAGGTACTATCTACAGACATATCACACCTCCAAAGGCTCGCCGTACCAGACTCTTGTGACTTCAGCGTCGCATTTCATCGGAACTCTAATTTTTTCTGCCGCGGCTCCTACCATCAAAGAAGACAGTAGTTCAGCGCATTCCTTGGCATTTGCCTCAGGGCACTCGCAAATGACTTCGTCATGTACCTGAATGAGCAAATGGCAATCCAGTTCCTTGAGTCTCGGATTATCGTTGATTGCAATCATGGCCAACTTCGTCATATCCGCACTTGAGCCCTGAATGATACTGTTGACACATTGTCTTTCAGCATCGGCAATCTTACCACCGTTGTCTGTGATTTTGATGCCTTCTTCACGAGCCCGCATGATGATATCACGCTTTTCCTTACCGCCCCAGGTTTTCTCCAACTGCTTGATATACTTCCTCTTGACAGCCGGGTCAACCTCTGCTTCGCCCTGGTCCTCTTCCCACGACAGCGGGTCAAATGTGGAAGGACCGCCTGCCATAAGTTCGAACTCATAAGGCTCAAGCTGTACATCTGGTAGACGACGCTTTCTACCCCACGCGGTTTCTACATATCCGTATTCACGAGCGTGAGCAAGAACATCGTTCATCCACTTCTTGACCTTCGGAAATTCGGTGTAGAAAGTATCTACGATTTTTTGCGCTTCCTTGGTGGAACAATTCAACTGCTCCGCGATAGCTTTTGCGCCTCGTCCGTACATGATACCCAAAATGATGGACTTTACAGAGCTTCGTCTCTTCGCTCCTTCCGGGTTCTTTGTACCATCCGGCCTGAATTCCTTGCACTCCTCATACGGAACCTTGTAGATTTTCTCTGCAATCCAGGCATAAATATCCTTTCCGTCAATATACGCCTGAATAAGGTGCTCGTCATGACTCATATGTGCAAGAGTTCTAGGTTCCTGCTGAGAAAAGTCGCTGGATATGAGAACAAATCCGTCCCGGCCTCGGAACATCTTTCGAATTTCCTTGTTATGAGACGGGATATTCTGCATATTGGGGTCGCTGGAACTGAATCTTCCAGTTGCCGCGCCGTACTGGTGGAAGCTACAATGGATTCTTCCGGTCTTGGGGTTAAGAATGGCAGGCATCTTGTCAACGTAGGTGGACAACAGCTTCTGAGTCTCTCGATAGTCCAAAATCGCCTTAGACAAAGGTGTATCCAATCTGAGTAGAATGTCTTCACCTGTTCCTCGGGGCTTTTCCTTATCGGGAGACGTAAGACCTAAAATGTCATACAAGATGACTGCGAGTTGTTTGGGACTTCCGACATTCACAGGGTCCGTGAGACAGGTTCCAGGGTTACGCATTCTGAAGTCTGCGATTTCCTCTGAATACATGGCGAGAACTTCGTCAATGTTCTTCTGCCTCTCAGCCATCTGTGCGTTATACTTGTCTGACAACTGTTTTGCGAACTCGAGGTCCAGACAAATTCCTCGGTCTTCCATGTCCGCCACCACTTTGATTATAGGCATCTCAATATGGCGGAACACATAGTAAGGACCAGGCAACTTTTCCTCTGTGAGGTACTTTTTCTGGAACTCCATCAGTTCCCACGTCTTGACGGCGTCACCTGCGGCATACAGATACGCGGTTGTGACGGGGATATGAGTGAAAGGAATACCTTCAAACAGCTTATCGTAGGTTAGAGATTCGTTATCCTGAGAATCACAATACTTAAGGTGAAGGTCTTTCAACCTATGAGATTCATTCTCATTCAAACAGCTACCTGCGAGCTGAGTATCCCAATATGCAGAAAGTTCTACTCCGAGTTGATTTCTGCAAACTCGAATATCGAACTTTGCATTGTGAAACACCCATTTTACTCCTGCGTCTTCCGCACGTCTAAGTTCCGCCGCCATGTCTGGCATAGACACCTGATTAGACGACAAGACACCGGTGACATAGCTCACATGATTCAGCGGTATGTAACAGGCCTTACGACCTGGAACATACAAGCACACGCCGGCGATGGTTGTAGTTATGGGCTCCAATGACGATGTTTCTGTATCAATTGCTCCATATCCGAACTTTATGATATCGTCTACATAAGCTCGTACGTCTTCCGCAGTCCTGATAAGCTCGTACTTGTCTTTGTACTTGCCCAACTTGGTGTTGACAACTGCAACGATAGTAGAGATTCTCTCATACACGCTCTTTCCGCCCTTTACGGTGGGAGTAGCCACCACTGCCTTGGAGGCCCGTGAGACAGCGGTGGCATCTCCTGTACGAGTAGACCTTGGAGGGAGCTTCTTAAGAAGCCCCATTATTAGAAGGTCTCCTCAGGATTAACGGCACGACGGGACCCACGACGACCCTGAGGTACGTCAGACGAAGAATGCTGGGCGCGGCCCGTTCTGGACGACGTTGCCCCAGATGTCGACGTGGTGACGGGAGTCTGACGACGGGGCGTGTAGCCGGCAGCATTGTCCGAGGAAGACCCACGACGACGAACAGGGGTGCTGTCCCCCTCCGAAGGGAACTCACCAGTCTCCAGATATTCGTTCATCTCATCCGCAGTCTTCTGAAGAACGAGGCTGCCCTCCAGTTCGGGCTTATCCATCTGGCTAACATCCTCAGCCTGAACATTATCCACGGGGTAGATTTCGTACTTAGTGGACTGGTCACCTGCTCGACCGTGACGCTCAATCTCAAAGACGTGCTCACTCAGGGGGCTGTAACGATTGATAAGCCCCTGGAGCTTGGAAATGAACTGACGGCCGCGCTCCCAAATCTTGACCTTCTGGTCATCCAGCTGATACATGATAACGAAACGAGCGGCACGAGCGGGAATGCCGGCCTCGCACAGCGGGCACTTCTCGATAGGGTCACCCGGCATACGAAGGCAGTCCACCTGACGCTCCTTGTCACCCAGCTTGATACGATGAGTGGAAAAAGTGGGAATATCTTCGATGCTGTCGAACATGAACTGAACACGAGCGACATCACCGTCGTTCTTCAACTGGAACCACTCACTGGAACCACCGCTGTAATACTTATCCGCCTGTTCGTTGGTAATACGAGCCATTTTTAATACCTCCTGAATGTTTTATGGTTTTTGAAGTTAAAAAGGGAGAGGGTTGAAACCCTCGACGTGAGCGTAATCAAACTCACCGACTGCACAACGGCGGTCACGGTTGACCCACTTGGGAACATATACATCGTATCCGCCGCTCTGCTTATACAGAATCTGCACCATGGACTTCGGATAGAAAGTTGTGATGGGTTCGCCATACAGCGTCTGCCCGATACGAACCTTGATGGCCTTATCGGTCTCACCCAGAATGTGTCGGTTATCGCAGACGCGAACAAGGTCGTTGCGACCCGCATTCTGCGGAATGTTTCTTAAACCACTCATATTGTCCTCCTCATATGTCTTTTGGTTTACGGTAGAAACGGTGGGTAATACACCCAACCTGCGCCAGAGCGCATCAGATGCCCAGCCCATCAGTCTTCTGCCTTCTCCACAATCTGCCGATAGTACAGACCGTCGGTGATGATACAGCGAATAAGCGCCTTGGTCGTGTCTGTGAGCTCCGTGAACGTGTACTGAACAGACAGAGGCCACCCAAACTTGTCCGGATAGACCTTCGTTGCTCGAGAAAGGTTATCCGCAGTCAGCGACTTCTTATGGCACAGCACATTGATTCGACGCTTGCACACCGTAATCTCAAACACGTTACGGCCGTTGTACTTGACGATTACGATACGGCCATCCTTGCTGACCTTATACTCCAGGTCCTGATTGGCGTACTCACCAACCTCGAATCTGAAGTATTCGACAAGCTGGGTGCCAACGCCGGGGGCACCCGCGGGAAACTTCATGCTCGTGTTGGCCTTCTTCTTAGGCGCAGGCTTATCCACATCTTCAGACGGAGTGTTCTCACACTCAGAAGTTTCGGGCTCAGATGCGTCTTCTGCAGCGGGCGCTTCTTTGGGTTCCTCGTCTAAAAGACGATACCACCGCTTGAAAGTTGCGGGCGTCACGACCTTAACGGTCTTCTCATCGCCATCATCAAACTCCAGCGTGATTTGCAGACCGTCCTCCTTGACGACACGGCCCATAAGGCCTCTCTTCTTGTCGTACACCTCGCGGCCCACAATTCCATTTTTTGTGGCCATAGTTGTTATCCTCCTTAAAAGTGTTTATGTCGAAGTGTGCCAGGCACCTTCAAAAGTATTGTACTACACGTGGCTCAATTTGTAAACAGTTATTTTAAGAAATTTTCAAAATACTTCTTGCAAATCAAGCACACCTGAGTCAAGGTCATTTATGTCTTTTCCCTCAGGTATGATATACTGCGTTATTAGCTTAGAAGTACCTACATTCTTACGAATCCGCTCCGCTCCCTTGTACCCCGCTTCATCAGGGTCGAGGCCCAATATCAACTTACGAACGGGTAATTTGCGAAGTATCTCATATTGTTCATGAGCACCGGTGCCCAAAAGAGCCACAGCAGGTATATCAAACTTCCAGCAAGTAAGGCAATTAAACACACTCTCACAAACAACTGCCCGTTCATATTTTTCAGGTTCTCTAAAAAATCGCTCTGCGGCGTAGACAGGTTTTTCAACGTCTCTTGGATAATTGAAGAACTTCGTCTTAACGGAGCGGCGAGCAATGAAAGCAGGAGAACCATCAGCCCTAAAACAAGGGAAAGTAATTGAATCGGTATCAGCATCAAAACCAATATCAAACGCTTCAATGAGTTCATCTGTCAACCCTCTTTCGTACATATATGGGTGAATATACCTGTATTTTGCAAGTTCCGCCTCCGTAAACGCTGGAATAACTATGCGTCGCCGCGAGACCTTGCGAGACAGCGGCAAGTCAATGGGCTTCCGGGTTTCTATACTCAAAGACACAAAGTTGCGAGATAGCCACTTCTCGCCGTATGCGCCGTCGTCGTCATAACCAAACACTTGAGATATCATCTGAGTTAGACTGCCCGCCCACCCGCAAGCAAAACAGTGACATGACCCATCTATCTTAGATATACCAAATGACGGTTTACGTTCTTGACCGCCTTTGTGGAAAGGACAGGTGTACATCCAGTTATCACCGGATGCTCGACCTTTTCTAAATAACTCCATATTAGAATCTAATATTAGCTGACTGCGTAGTTCGTTGACAATATCAGACACATCAGCTAATATGGGATGGTCTTTGACATATACCATCTGCTTTCCTCCTTTCCCACACCTTTTTAGCGGCTTCACTCTTCCTTTTTCGAGCTAACTCAGGGTTTGCGGGTGGATTATACACACCCTTATTCATCTCAGACAGCTTCCTACGAGTCTCTTCAGACTGAGGGTGGCCAGCTTTCTGGCGCATCTTTTCTTTTGATTCCTCTGTGTGTTTTCGACCTATACCTGCTCTACTTATGGCCAGCTTATGCGCTTCTGACAAGGTTTTGCCTTCCCAATATCCACCCGCCGCAGGCGGGGCATGATGCCCTCCTATCTTCATATTATAGCCGAACCGTATATCCAAAGTATTGAATTCCTTAATATATTTCTGCTCTAACTCGTCTGCCTCTTCTTTAGACAGATTATCCGCCAGTATGACTGAAATCATGTTATCCCAGCCGTATTTCCTAATAGCGTTCCAGAATATCACACATCCTTCATAATTCTTACCCTCTTGACCAGCTCGTTGAGCAAGTGATGTCTTGGTCTGTCCTATATACCGCTTACCCGACGGAGACATATAACAGTAAACCTTATATTCTCCCATTTAGAAGACCTCCGTAGCATCTTTATAATCGGTTCCTGCATTCTTTTTGGCGGACTTCTTTTCTTCCCAAGGTGGTGTATCTTCAGATTTTGCGCTCTCCGTGTCGTCAACTTCATCGTTTTCGACGTAGTTAAACACGCCCTTGTCGATGTCCCAAAGATAATTCAACTTGGTGCCGGTTACACCATTTCTGTTCTTCTGAACACACAGTTCTGCTCGTGCGTCTTTCTGACGCATACTCACAACCACAGACGCATTATAAGCGATACCATCTGAATCTCTTATACTCTCCAGACCCGGAGCCTTGTCTTCTTTTGCTCCGTCACGATTAGACTGAACAACCACGAGAACAGGTATTCCGAGCTCAATGCTCATGTCCATGAGGTCTTCTGAAATATTTGTAAGCTGTGCGGTGACGCTATCGCCTCTTCTTGCTCGCTGGTCTGTGAGATAGCTTATACCATCGATGCCCAAGATATCCAGATTATTCGTCTTGACAAAAGACTTCAACTTCTGAACGGTGACTTTCCTTGCAAACTCTTTCGGGTGAGCTACGAAGAAAGGAGTTTTGTTTTTCTCAAGGTCTGAGATGTACTGCTCGTATTCAGGCATTTCTTCGCCTCTGACCATTGACCTGTTAGACATATGGCCATACAGCGTATCAAAACGGTAACCTGTCTTACTACCTGACATCTCCGGCTCAATCAAGCCGACTCTGTAACCCAGGCGCCATGCGTGTTCAAGTGTCTTTATGAGAACCCACGATTTACCTTGACCAGTTCTGGCGAAAATAACAACAAGCTCTTCGCCCCTGTGCCAACCACCTGTGATGTCGTCTAACTGGTCAAACCCGGTGGAAATAGAGTAAATCTCTGGATGCTCTTTCATCTCCTGCCACTCATCGTATCTTTTACGAGCAGAAGAAATGATATCGACACCCTTGACAGCGGACTTGACTTGCAGATTATCAAGTTGGCTATTCAAATATTCAACGGCAGCGGTGGCATCTGTCTGCATGAGCTCCGCTATCTTCTGAACAACAGGGACGGCCTTGGAGTATAGATACTCTTCATTGAATGTATTTATCAGATACTCGTCCGTCTCCGATACAGACACGATAGAAAAATCAGGAAACCTATGAATGAATGTTTCCTTATCAGGCACATTACCGTATTTTTGATAATGCTCCATAATAAATTGGTACTCATCTGGGTACGTTATGAAATAATCTGGTGTTATACTATTCAGCTCAAGTATAGACACACTCTTGTCATTCAAAACTTTTGAAAGAACCTGTAACTCTACCACTGTTACACCCCTCTTCTATCTTCACCCACGAATTCAATTATATCACTCGTGTTCCAAATTCTACTTGCGAGCCGTCCACCCACAAAGTCTTTTAGACGTTCCTCGCCTAAGTTACCTGTGAAGATGTTTGCTCTGTTTGCGATTACGCGAGCGTCTACGAAATTAAAGAAAGTTGCGCTGGAGTAATCAGACATCTTAACGGACGACACATCGTCCCATATGACAAGGTCACAGTCTAAAAGACTTTGTCTGATTCTCTTGAAATCCTCGTCTTCGTTATTCATTCGAAGCCGCTCCCGGTCAAAGAATTCAGGAACAGAAATGAATATACCCCTTGTTCTAAAGCAGTTACCTCTCCACACTTGATTGAAATATGCGGACATGAGTTTCACGGCCCAGCTCGTCTTACCGTTACCAAAGGTTTCTGAAAAAAGGTACAAGTTGTTACCCTCGTTGACCCAGTTTCTTATGTCGTCCTTGATGTCACGAAGGTACACAAACGAATCTCGGTCACCATTACCTGGAACCAGCCTCTCTGGATACCATCTGTATCTAGGTATATTAGACAGCTGAAATAAGTTTAGCATTTCAGCGTATCGTACGCAAGTGGGCCCACAGGCATCTCCTTTTAACCCGCAGACAGCTTCGTACCAACATTTATCTACCATATTTGCCTCCTTAGAAAATGTCCTCTTCAGGTACTCCCTCTAAAGGATTTCTTCTCTTTTCTTCCATTGTCTTCGCTCTAAAAGCATCAGGTCGTGCTGTATCCCAAGACGGGGTAGAACCCTCCTTGCATTCTTTCGCTGAATACTGCAAGCTCTTCCATCCGTGACCCACGGTATCTTTGACGACGCCAACTCTATCGCGCTCTCGCACAGACACGAGAATCTTCATCTGCTCCTCTATGGACTGCTCAGGCAGGAGGGAGCCGGAAGCTCCGAGCATTCTGAAATAGTTTCCGAGCTCTTTCAAAAGTTCTTGACTGAAATTGAACTTCGCTGAAACTCTCTCACACATCGTGATGAACGAGTTCGTTTTCTGAATAGAACTCTTCTTTGGAGTTTTCTTAGTATCAAAGAGTTTCCCTGAATGAGACGGTGATTTTGTAGGGGTCGCGGGTGAAACCCTATCTTGTTTACATTCTTTATCTTTATTTACTTTATTTAGGGGTAGGTTTTCTAGGGGTAGGTTTCCACCGCCTTGAAACCGGGTGCTTGAATCGAGGTCTTCTTGCACCTCATCTTCAGAACACTCATTGTCGTCTTCTGCGTACTGTGGTTCTTCGTACACGCAGTATTCATAGACGAAAATACCCTTTCCGGACTCACGAGGGTTCAGTTTACGAACGACAAGATATCTGTTGTCTTTCAATTCTTTCAGAGCCGCGTTAATAGCAGTTTGACCTTCTTTGCAGATTCTGCATAACCCTTCCACGGAGTAGTCCCAATCCTCAGGAAGAGAAAGCATTTTGCAAAGAAGGCCAATAGCTTTCAAAGACATATCTTTGTTCTTCAGAATATTGTTTGGTAAAATTGTGAAGTTATCACTTTTCTTGACTGTGAATTTAGACATGGCCGTTTCTCCTTTTCTATTGAAGCATAAAAAAGCTCTTGTGTTGTCGCACCCGAATTATTAAACGGTGGTTGAATGATGCCACTCAGTCAACACAAATAACAGTCTAATAAATGGGAAGTCGCGGATGCGACAACACAAGAGCTTTTATTTCGTTGTGTAGACTGTTAGGTGTTAATGTTGAGTGAGTGGCAAGTTTAAGTATAACACCCTCACGCACATAGCGCAAGGGTGTTATGGTAGTTTCTTGAATTTGTACTGTATCAGCTGTGAAGAACGCTTTCCAGCTGGTTGTCAACTTCAGCGTTCACCGCATCCCACAGGGCAGCCTTTTCTGCCTCAAGGTCTGCGCCTTCCGGAATGACTCGCTCTTCACTGAAAGTGAACTTGTAGTACGTTCCGTTGATTTCGCGAGTCAGGCCGCTGTCAGCACGAATGACAGTTGTTACGCCCTGCACCGGTACAGCGCCAGGGTCGGGCGTTGCCTGCGAGAGAGCGTCGTTCTCGTTGGTCTTCGTGGCTTCTTCAACGGGTGCCGGCGGGCACGGTTCGTATGCTTCGCACACGTCGGGCGCGAGATACGTTTCCCCCTTCTCTTTCACGTGAATTCCGTCACATTTGGAGCAGTATTCGTCCTCAGGGTCTCCTGCGAACTTGCACTTGATGATTTCGGGTTCATTACTCATCTTTCATTCTCCTTATTTTTAGATTCCATTGGTTTATATCTATGCCGCGACGCCTAAGCATCCCGGTACATAGCCACGTATCATCCTCTTAATACATCTTCAGAGGGTGTAGAGGGAAGCCCTTTCAACCTGCGAAGCTCAATCAAGGTCATGACAGAATAGGTGGCCAAGTCCTTAAGAGTGTCTTCGATGCTCTCGTCCTGCACCTTCTGAGAAGAATTCTTAGTAAGAGAGCAGAGCCTATTCAGCTTATCTGTGAGTCTGATACAGGGCATTGGCATACCCCATTCTTCAAAACTCTTTCCGAAACTGTCACCGTAGTCCCAATTCTTCGCGGCGTAAAGGTCTGCCATCTCTCTACAAATTTGGACGAATTCTTTTACTTTCTTATCGTGGTCTTCCTTCGTGTACATTATCGAATCCTCCTCATGGCATTTTTTGCGTTTTCACAGGTACCGAGGGTGATTGTATGTGAATCCCACAGAAACGAATTCATGGCATCGTATGCGTAAGATGCGACCTCCCTCATTTGAGGGTGAGCGGCGGGAGACATACGAAGATTGAAGAAGTGGCACCACTCCATCAGGGGCGCAGTCATGATAAGTTCCGTTTTCAGGCTGTTGGGGAGTACGTCCCTGGCCTCCTGCGGAGTTCCACCGTCTTCGAGAATTGCATTGTATGCAGTCTCTGCGCTCTCACAAGCAACAAACCAGTTGAGATACCGTGTGGAGTTCTCCTTGAAGAAACAGGGTTTAATTACCGTGATTTCCCCTCCGAATTTTCCGTTACGGTAATTGCAGTACCGAGTAGACTCCTGGCAGAAAGATGCCGGGCGGTGCCTTACAATTTCATGAGTCACACCGCGGTCACAGATAAACTTCACAGACACATCTTCATGGACCAGCCGCTGATAGGTAGACACGAGCTCATTTGCAGAAATCTGTCTGATACTCCATTTCCCTCCCTTAAGATTAAACGGGAAGTTACTCTTGAATTCAGGAAACAGAATAGGTTTAGCTTCTACGAAGTCGTTCATGTAAGGCGGCACGCCCGCGAAGCAGAAAAAGTCTCTCCATGCTCTCACGTTACCGGATACAACGTATCCGTCAGAATCTGTGAATCTGAGATACATCTTTACCGGGTAACGGTTTTCTACGAACATGACTTTATCTCTGATGTCTTCATACACGTTGTATGAAACCCGAAAGATGAACGATGCGTGTTCCAGCACAGCTTCGTGGCCTCTCTTAATGATGTTCTCCACAAACTTTTCAGCTGAATCTTCCGTGATTTTATCCTCGGACTTGTAGCACACCCGACCGCATTTTTCGATTTTCTTGATGGGGTCGTTCTCTACAAGGACAGATGCCTGAGAATTGATGATTTTCATTACTTTTTCACCTTTCCTAATCTCAGAGTGACAGTAGGAGCCTTGGGCGTGACAGCAGGTGCGAGAATCTCGGCATCCACCTCATGAGCGTACACGAGTTTTTCCATCTCGTCATCGTCGATGTACTCACGAGTCTTGACTACCTTTGCAAACTGCTCGGGCGTCAACGCCTTACGAAGAATCTCGATTGCCTGCAACTCGTTGACTTCCGAGTTCTCGGTGACCGTGATGTACGCACGAATATCACCTGCGATGAACTCTGTCTCATTACGGTTCTGCAGACCTTCCTTAATCTGCGTACCGTAATCTGACACAGCCTTTTTGACTGCCTTCTCAGATTCCTTGGCGTCCTTATACGCAAGAACAGCAGATTCCAGTTCTTCGTCCGTCATCTTTCCGATGTCCAGCTTTCTTCTTGTTGCCATTGTGTTGTCCTCCTCAATTAAATTGATGTTTGATGTCGGCCTTTGACAGCCCCTTATTTGTAAGAGCTCTGACTCCACGTTTGCCCCAGAGTCTTGCGGCATTGTATTCAGACATAGCTCCCTTATAAGGCCCTCTAATGTTGTCCCTGAAAGTAACCAGGTAGTGAAGGTCTTCCTCCTTGATATACTTGGTTCTCTTTCTATCCAGATAATACAAGGGCGGTAGATACAGGCCTTCAGGTTTCTCAAGGTCTGAGTTCCACCAGTTGTACCATCTATATAGTGTGTCGGTAGATATGTCGAGATACTGCGCTACCTTATTGGGGGGCCAATATCCCGCATTCAGTGTCTTCATTTATTCACCTCCTTATCCAAAGCAGAAGTACATACCATCTTGTTCTGCGTATATATCGCCTTGTACGAATTCTGCTTGAAAAATAACACCCGCCGGGCAAATAGGCTCATCTGATTCTAAGACTTCTTGAGCAATTTTATACGCTCTTTCTACTGCGTGTGCTTCTGCCGGTGAACTTGCTCTATCAGGCCACACAATACCTGTCCAGTATAATCTTCCATACTGTCGCTCCGCTGTCGCGACTTCGTAAAAACTATCTGGAAATCTTGAATCGTTTACACGGTTCAGAAATACCTGCGCTACAAGACGTCTTGTTTCGTCTGAAACGTTGTCTCCGCCCGCTTCTTGGTAGACAATAAGTGCAAGTATCTCCAGTTCTTCGTCTGTGTAGGTTTTATCAGGTAGTGGTTCGCTGTGTAGAAGAGAGTCTTCCACAGTTTCCACAATGTTTTCCACAGGCTCATGTACGGTAGGAGTAGGCTGTACATACACGGACTTCTCTGTATATGTGTTCTGAGGTTCATATACCTGAGTACGCAACATGATGATGCCTGATAGAACAAAAATCAGCGATAATAGGAGCATTCCTGATATAAATTTCTTCATCTCACCCTCCAAAAGTTAATAGATACGAAAGAACATTGTCCACATTCTTCCCATCAACCTTGCCATCTACAAGCAAGTCCGCCATTTTTCCTTTCTTCTGAACAAGATTGTAGACGCCTTCGTCTACTGTGTCTCGAGTCAAGATTGTGACGATACGAACTGTTCCTCTCGTACCGATTCGGTGCGCTCTGTCCTCTGCCTGGTCTTTGATTCCTCTGTTCCACGGCTCATCTACAAAGATTACAAGCTGTGCGGCAGTAAGTGTGAAACCAGTGCCCAGAGCGCCTATCGTACCAATCATGACCTTACAGTTGGGGTCGTTCTGGAATCTATCTTTCTCCTCCATTCTTTGAACAGAGCCCACTTCACCCGTAATGTATGCCGGGTTGTACTTCTTGAGTTTATGCCGAATCACATTCGTCATCTCACTCCAGTTACTGAAGATGATTGCCTTTCCACCCACGGATACTTCTTCTTCTACGAGTTCTTCCATGCGGTCCATCTTCGCAGATTTTGTAACCGTACTGGACAGAATGCCTGGGTATCCTGTGACCTGACGCAGGCGCAACATTTCAGACAGCGGGTCAGGGTGAACCTTGACTTTATCGATGTTATCACGAACCTGGTCTCTCACATCTTTATACAGAGACTTTTGTTCAGGATAGGCATCTACCCACTCGATGGTGTGAACCTTAGGCGGCAGGTCAAGAACATCTCCCTTAACCCTTCTAAGCATTACCTTGGATACCATTGAACGGAGCTCGTCTAGATTCTTATATCCGACGATTTCTTTTCCACCAAATCCGCCCATAGTGCAATAATGCTGTTTATAGGCATAGAAACTATGAGTTTCAAATCCGGACCACCTAAGAGGTAGATACAAATCCAACGGATTGTTCAATACAAAAGTACCGGACATCGGAATCTTGGGGCCTTTGCAATCGATAGAAAGAAGAGCCCTGCCTTGCTGGCTATCGGGGTTCTTTGCCTTGTGAGCCTCATCAAAAGCAATCATTCCAATGATTCCTCTATCACATAGTTCTTGAATTTTCTCTGCAATAGGAAATCTGATGACTGTGCGTTTTCCTTGCTTTTCTTTGAAGCTACCGCCCCTGAGAGTCTCGATATTGGTAATCCAGAAGAACTGATTCGGGACATTGTTAAGGTCTTCCATCTTGTCTTTTGTGCTACCCTCAATCATCTTTATGGGCGGCCGTTTTGTGAATCGAGTACCTAAAATCCACGAATCTTCTCTGCTGTGAATTTTGACTTCATCTGCCCAGTTGTACTTGTTACCGTTGATTCCGCAGATGATAAGACAATGTTTTAGACCGTCTGTCTGTTTTCTACACATGGCGAGGTCGATTATCTCTTTTGTCTTACCCAAGCCCTGGTCATCGCCGAGCAGAAAACTTTCATGCTCGAGACCATAGATTACACCCTCCATCTGGTGTTTGTAGGGCTTGGTGGTAAATACGAACCCAGAAGGCAGTTGTGCGTGAGACTCGGGCGTCTCGTGGCACATCTCGCCGCGTAACCGCACGTCATAATCGTGTAGCCTGCTCATGAGCATGGGCACAGCGGATTCAGGTATTTCCCATGTCTTCTTGTCCGGAATGTAGACTCGAGTACCCATACTTTTGATAATAGACACGAGATTAGAGTCGTATTCAAATGATACAAATGCAGAAAGTTTTGAAAGTGATGTAGGTTTCAATCTTTCCGGCTGGGCGATTTCAATATATACCATATCGCTCCTCCTTTCATCATAGTGTATTGTACTACATATTATTCTAAAATGCAAGCATTTCTTAAAAAAAAGTGTGCGGCTCGCTGAATGAACCGCACACATATTTATATAGGCTCTAAATTGCTGGGCTGTCCCTACTTTCCTCATCTGAACTAACGAAGTTACTCGCCTTCGCAGATTCGAAAGTTATCCCACCTCGCTTGTGGTCGGACTTTGCGAGAGAAAGGTAACCATTTGCTCCTGCAATGATTACAGCTTCCCCCACTCCCGTTGCGGCTGTAAGCCAGGCGGCGGCAGCCGTGTAACCGCTCTTGATGCACATATACATCAAAAACAGGCACTCTTGAACGATGATGAACCCAAATACCATTGCGATAAGGCACACCATCTTACTCCATTGAATTTTCCGCTTTCTGCGCTTTGCGGTGGTGCGCCTCCCTCTCGCCATTACTTCAGTCCGAACTTTTCAGCAAATCTGCTGAGAACAGTTGCAAACTGCTCACGAGTCAGGAAGTCCTGCCACATATAGTTCGGTTCACCATTGGGAAGAGTAGACCCACCCACGAGAATGCCGTTCTCTACGACGAACTTTCTTCCTTTCTCGCTGTACTGGCCGCAGTCGTTGTCCTGAAGCTCGGCACGGTAGGCGGCCATAGCCACCTTGAACATTTCGTTGAACTTATCCTGAGTCATTTCCTCTTCAATCTCCTCTCCTGCAAGACTCCAGTCAGGTCTACCATAACCAGCAATCTGACTGTAACTCAGCTTGTAACTCTTGTTTCGTACGGCTCCACCGTTCGGGACGACGCCCGGTGCGCTTGAGGTGTTGCCCTCAATCGTGTAGACTCTGCCTCCTTCGACCTTCTCCACAAGACCCGTATGATAGGAGCTTGCGCCCTTATCATTCGTGAAGAAAATCTGGTCACCCGGTTGCGGGTCCTTGAAAAAGCGCCCGGCCTTTTTGTAGTATCTCATGCTGTAGGTACAACCTGCACCTTCGCCCCTCTTAGGCTGAAAAGTCATAGCCATACCCAGCTCAAGGCCGAATGTGTAGATGAAGCAGTAGTCTACGAAGCAGTCGCACCATGCGTAACCGTTCTTCTTACCGTTATAGACTAATCCAAGGTCGTCCAGAAAGGCCGCGAACTTATTCCAGTTATTATAGCCAGCGTTCGCGGTTTTGTCGTTGAGCTGAGAATTAGTAGCTTTTTCAAGGTACCCAATTTCAGCTCTTGCGGTTTCAATTACTCGGGTCTGCGGTGTCATGTTCGTCTTCCTCCTTGATTTTAACACGCTCATCAATATCAGGTGACTCTTCAAGTTCGACGGGCTCGGAGGGCGGATTAGGGTCATTAGAACCGGGAGTTGTGGCTGTAAGCATATCTTTCAGTTTCTTAATAACGTCGACCGCGTAGGCTGTAAACGCGGCGAGCATCACAAGGGACACGGCCGTCATCAAATTGACTGTCTGCCCGTCGATTTCCACAACCATCAGGTTCGGATTAAGGTAACCTGCGAAATAGACAGCAATGAGTGCGACGGCTACAACACCGCCCTTGATGCACCCATTACGGAATTTTACCTTATCCCAGTTACCCTCAATAATTGCACCCGTAGACCCGAGAGCAATATTGGCGAGGATGACAAGAATAAGACCCGCCGCAAGTCGAATGGTGGTCATATCCAAAATATCCATTGTTTTTCCTCCTCATACTTTCGATATAAGTTTACACAGTTTTCTAAGGTCTTCTTCTTCAGCGTCGTAAAACTTATTAGACCACAGCCAGAAGTCTTCAAAGTCTTTACGTCTGAATTCATTTGCCCAGGGGTCTTTCCATAAAATCTGCCAACGCTCTTTAACTTTGGGGTTATCGGGCGTAGGAAGACTGAGCAACTTCAGAATGTCGTTGAGCAGGTATGCTCGTTGAGATACATCAGGAGAATTTGCCTGCACGAGATAATCCTTCTGCATCTGACAATCGTCGTTGCACAGAATATTCCCTTTCCAATAGATAATTCCATTGACGCACTCGAGCATCGTACCGTAGGGAATATTTACTTTTTCCCCCGTTCGACTCAAAGCTCTGAGTCGTTTTCTGGTCATGTATTGTCCGTCCATATATGTGCCTCCGTATTATCCAGTTACTTCTGTCCAGCCGTACACGCCCGGTTCCCACACATTCGCGGCGACATCGGACGTCCAATGTTTGTCCTTATGGCTCACCTTTGCACCTTTCTCGTAGGCGTCATGCGCTCCTACAGGCTGAGACCAGGCAGGCCACTCTTCAGCGGGGTCACTCGTTTTGCTCCACAGACTGGCAGCCGTATCGGGTGTCCAGTCAGCCTGAGAAGTATGAGCTTGGACACACTTATAGAGAACATCCTTGTACCTACGAATCTGACCCACCGTGTAGGCAACAGGAAAAGCCCATTCAGCGAACAGGTCAGAGTGTTCAGCCGCCGTAACAGGGTCAATAGACCCGGCCTCAGCCATCGTGACGAAGGTGATGCCGTTGACAACCTGCGCCTTCTGAACTTCAGTGGCGGTGCATACTTCGCAGAACTGGACTTCTCGTGCGTTTTCGATACCTCCGTTGGTACCAAGAGTAAAGGTTTCACCGTTGAAGGCAATTCCCTGTGCTTCGTCCTCTGCACACAGTACGAAGCAACCGTTATCGGCCTTTTTGATAAACGTGAGCTTATCAGCTACGCCGATTTCGGTTCCGTTTTCGAAGATTTTGAACATACTGTACCTCCTATGATGTTATAGTATAGACGATTTAATTTTAATACACGGTTATGGTCGTCATAACTCATGTAGTATCCTCTTATTGAAGCATTATACCACTCATCTATCTTATCCTTCGTCATCTTACCCTCTTTCAATTGTCGTGCGAAAAAGTGCATTTTATGACGAGTTCGTTTAAGACTGTCTCTGTTTCCTCTACAAACAACCTTTCCGGTATCTGTCAGAAAGAACGTTGCCTTACAGTATTTGAATTTACTTGTGAGTGGTATTATTTTACACTTATTTCGGTTTATTTGCAACCCATTATTTTGAAATCTATCGTGTACGTCGTCTATGAATGCCTGTGCTTGTTCTTTTGTCTTGAATATGGCGTAGTAGTCGTCCATGTAATGGGCGAATTCTTTCACACCGAGTTGGCATTTCACATAGTTGTCTACGATAGATGGTAATGCAACCATTTCAGCTTGTGACGGCTCTACACCAAGCGGCATTCCTACAGAGGTACCTGAAGTTCTTGCAAAGTCCATGACTACCTGGTCGCATAAATTTCTTATTCTGCCGTCTTGTATCATATCTTGGTGGCGATTGTATATCGCCCAATGCGGAGCAGATGGAAAGAATTTTCTCAGGTCTATTAAAACGATAAACCCGTCTCTTCCATGCTTTCTATACCACCTGTGAAGATGAGTTTTTAATCGCATGAAGGAGAAAGAAAGCCCTTTACCTTGCTGACTCGCACCGTTGTCATAAATCATTTGAGGTCTATACAACGGGTACAAGATATTCTCGGTTATCACCTTATGCACCTGTCTGTCTTGAACCGTAGGTGCGTCTATGGGTCGTATCTTTCCACGCTCTGCAAGCATGAAATGTGAACCCTTGTGACCTTTCCATGTACTATTGATTACCTCGTGGCGCCTTAAAGCTGTGCCTGAAATTAGGTGAAGTTCAAAGTTGTTTACACTCCTCTTCCACCTGACTCCTCTACAACATTTCTCGCCGGCTTTGAATAACGTACTGTAAGAGAATATCTCTTCCAGCGAGCCCAGTTGTTCGTTTCTGTTTAGTTTATTTTTCTCTCGTTTCTCCTTTCTTCGTTGATATCTATATTCATGTCGCTCCGAACTATTCATGGGTAGTTTTCGTCCTCCGTACAGTATATTATAGAAGCAGGTTATAACTGCGTAATGACAAATCATGAAATGAGTTACTGCTATACCTCACCATGCAAGAAGCGTCCGACTTGCCATATCAGAGGTGCTATTTTTGGATTAACTCCATGGAAGTGCCTCTCCTTCTGTGTAAAGGTTTATTTCACATAAAGCTACTTTCTTCAACCAATCCTGATGGATTCACAGAATCCGGGCGCCAACCCATTCGAATTATTCGCATTGTTATTGTTGGCGTTGCCATCGGTATTCACAATACAGAAATTATTGCTGTTGTTGTAATTAGCCGAACGACAATGAGGTTACAGAGACACACCAGCTATTGAATTATCCAGTTCGAGATGCGTCGCTTCGTATGACGCCATTCAGGAGCATTTCCTCTTTTGCGATTAGCTCTCCGAGCCTATCTGCCATTCTATCAAGTCTTGCGACTGCGCCTGTTCCATCTTTCTTATCCAGCGTATCTGTGAAGCTACCAGCGGGGTTCTTATTCATCTGCCTGTAACACGCAAGAAGGCGAACATCAAGAGCACGAAGATTCGCACGGGCCAAGATTAGAAATTTTGTTCTTTCTTCCATCTTCATCGCAAAGTGTCTACCTTGAGGATAGATGGAATTTGCAGATTCACAGTTATCCATCAATGAACCTGCCAACTCTGCGATGGGTTGTGCGACCAACCTTGCGTACCTGGCACTGACTCTTGTGAGGAATCGAATGGTTTCATCATAGATTTCATATGCCACCGTTACGAACTGTGCTTTAGATTCACTTCTCTTCGATGCGAGAACAGACATATTTTAACCTCCAGGCGGGGAAAGAGCCCCGCCCGCTTTCGCGGGACGGGGATTCCCAGATTTACGATTAGGCACAGAAGCCGGGCGCCAACCCAGACGAATGATACGCATTGTTAGTGTTGGCGCTGCCATCGGTATACACAATACAGAAATAACTGCTGTTGTAGCAAAAAGCGGAACGACACCAATGATACACAGCGGTACCAGTAGCATCATGACGATACTTGACCTTACTGTTACCGGCCTTATAGTAATCGTATTGTGCCTGATAGTTCTGCTCGTACTGGTTGGCGTAAGAACGAACACCCTGAACCTCAAACTCTGCAAGGAAGAACAGATAATCAGTGGTGGGTGTTACTGCGCCAGATGTATTACTGGCATTACCTGTATTATCTGTGTACTTCGTAACAGGCTTCATGACAGCTCTAAGGTCCGCCGGCAGAGCCGCCATAAAGCTATTTGCAGGAGGTGAAGTAGGAGTACCGCTGTTGCCCAGAAGAGTTTTACGACCGTAGCTGTCCTTCCAACCACCTACGTTGGTATTCGACAGATTCATTCGGAAACCCTGACTGGAACCATTGTTGCTATATTGGGAATCGCAGAATGCGATATCCGTACCACTCGTTGTCTTACCAATCTGGAAGTGAATACGGTTCAAACCTTCCTTGCCGCTATTGTGGTTGAATCCGAGAATAAACGCTCTCACGGTGCTGTTCAACGACATACCCTGAACAGTTCCAGAAATCTGAATATTCTTGTAGTCGCCCACATTCCAGTAAGTGGCGCCGGTTCTTGCATCGGACACAGACTTGATGTCTGCCCAGCTATTCTCATTCAGAGTGTTGCTGATAAGACTGACACTCACGTTCACGGTCTGAGATGCGGGAGCGGTGTGGTTCGTATCTGCCGCGACATTGATTGTAATCACGCAGTTTCCAGACTTGACACCGGTGACGGTGATGACATTTCCGCTGACAGAAGTTGTAGCAACCTGATTATCATTGGAAGATGCGCTGATAGCTCCGGTGCCTTCTCTGATAATCGTGATGGTATCCGACTTCTTATTGGTCGTAATCTGAATAGACGTTTTGTCCTTCGTGAAGGAGCCCGCCTTCTTACCGATAGACCAGTTGACCGTCTTCGCCGCGGTTGTGCCGTCAGGCCACTCATATTTGTCGTCCTTGAGAGACGCCTGCATGGTGTAAGAGCCTGCGTTCGTTGCGCTCTGAGTACCACTCAGCGTCATCTTGGTTGCGTCATACCCGGACAGCGTGGGGGACTGAGATGCGCCGTTGTAAGTAAGAGTGCCGCTCTGAGTAGGCACAGAAGGGACCTTGATTCGACTCACCGTGACAGCGACAGATGCGGTATATGCTTGACCGCCGATGGTTGCGGACACAACGACAGACTTGGTACCGTAAGTCATCGTCTTGGGGCTGTAATCTACCTGGTCTGTGATTACAGCGGTAGAGCCGTCTGCAAACGTGGCCTTCACGACCATTCCTGCGGGGTCAAACTGGTCACCCACGATGTACGCCGTCTTGGTAGGATTGCTCGTTACCTCAATCTTCGTGGCGATACGAAGGTCAACCGTGTACTTGAGAGCGCCCGTAACTTCAACGACCTGAGAAACAGTCTTAGCACCATACGTTGCCGTGACGGTCCATGTGCCGGTGTTGGGAAGAGAGAACTCCTGACTGCCCGTACCCGTGAGGGTTGTAGTACCATCCGAGCAGGTCAACGAAGTTCCTGCAAGAGCGATGACAGAAATTGTTGGGCTCTGAACACCGAGTGCGCTTTTCAATTTTGCGATGGTGATTGACTTGGACTGCTGGTCTGCGGTAGAATAAAACGGAACCGTATCATTCATACCCAGACTCTGCGAAACGGGCAGACTCTCAGTCTTGGGCTGATATTCTCCCAAATTTTCCGGAAAATACCCCTTAGGAATCTTCTTCGTTTCGGGGTCCAGCGGAGCGATGTTTTCGAATGCGGCGTCAATTTCCTGAGCCGCTTTCTGCACCGCGTTTACCTGCCTGTTCAGATAGTTATACCCGTGCTGAGGCGTCAAGCCAACTTCGGTGCCGCCGGGCGACACATATTGGCTATCGGTCCAGTTTTCAGGCAAATCCGCAGGCAGACTCTGTTTAACCGGTCTTGTTGCCATATAACTTTCCTCCTTTTATTAGCCCTCTTTGATTCTGATTGTGTGCTTACCCAGAATTGTCTGAGGTACAGGTACCCACACATTCGAGTTGGACAGCACATTATCGTCACCGTCGAGTAACTTGATGTTTGTCACTTCTTCAACCTGGGCGGGGGTCACCTCATATTCAAGAGTAACCACAGACCCAATGGCATGGCTGACTCTGAAAGATGTAATCTTAACAGAGTCATTGATGAGTACCGCCTTAATGTCCGAAAGAACAAATCCGGCGGTATCATGAAGAAGTTTATCCGTGATAGAAGCCTTATCTGCCATCTTAATTATAGCACCTCCCTCAGTTAATGCAAACGGTTTTTCTCCCAGAGCCCACGACCCCAATTTGTAGTACCACTCAAGTACCTGAGAACCACTTATGGTGGCGAACGGAAATGCACCCAGTCTCCACTGGCCCAGAAGATAGTTCCACTGAATAGTCCTGTATGAAATCTCTTCGTTGATTGCGATGAGCAACGCCGTGAGTGGCACATTCGTGAAGATGATATTACAGGGCTTAATCTGGTTGATGGTGAACTCGAGTTCTTGATACCAATTTTGGTTCAATGCGGAAGACTCAACGTACAGAGTATAATTGTTGAAATCCACATGAGCATTCCATGCACCCTTTCCGATAATGTCGTCCAGTCTCTTTTTAAGAAATCTGAAAGTGAACGGAGGTGCAAGAGTGATTCTATTTAGAACTCGCTGTCTTCTGAATTCCATAGATTCAGTGGTTGGGTCTGCGATGATTCCGAGCATCATTTCAAACATCTCAATACCTTCATAGTTTGCGGTGAGAACAAAGGTATTTGCAAATGCTTGAGATGCTTCGGTTTGGGCGGAAGATAGTTGTCTCTGTTCAGCGTCGATTATGGCGTCCATCTCCGTGACATCCTTGTAGATGTGAGGGACGAACGAACCGAGGAGTCTATCATACATTGATAGTCACCTCCCCGAGTTTGGGCAACTGCTGAGTCTGTGCGTTCTCCGTAAACTCGATGTCTTCTGCGGCTCCGTTCAGTGTAACATGAGTGACATTTGCCACTCCTGCGACATTGACAATTGCAGATGTGACTCGTGCGACAAACATGGCGATAGAATATTGATTCAGGTCATTGGAACTTGCCCAGCTTTGCCTGAGCTCATTGATATACGCCGCAAGCGCATTTTTGATGGGCTCTTCTACCTGCCCCTTCGTGTACCCTGTTTTCAGCACGAGAGTGGCGGACACAGCAACGCTAACCTCTGTGGGGGTAACTACGGTGACCTTGTGGCCAATGGGCGCGATGCCCAGACCATCGCCCGTCTCGCCCTGTGCGTTTTCCGGGTCAATATACTCCTGTACTTCCTTGATGTACTCGCTGGAAACAGGATTATATTCAGGGTCGATAATGCTCAACTTCACCGTGCCTCCGCCGTTCCATACAGGATAAATCTGGACGGCGCTCACTCCGCTCAGCGCAGTTACCTTCTCACGGTAGTCTGCAATATTTCCGCCGAATGCCTTCTGATTCAGAGCGGCGAAGTAGCGAACACGGAATTCTTCGTCTGTTTCGGTATTTCGAGCAGGGACGAGAAGAGTGGACATTTCAGCTGTCGCAACACCCTTGATGAAAGTGATGTTTACGAGAGTGCCCGAATACTGATTTCCGATTGTACCCGCTTCCTCGCATCTGAGTTGATAGTAGCCAGGCACATACAGACCTGATTCGTCATAGAAGTAGTCGATGACAGTGTAGTTGATAGGGGATGTGTCACTTACAGTGGAGAATCTGGCACCCATCGGTACAGATATAGGGGTACCTTCGCTATCTGCAAAATACGCCTTCTTGACAGCGTATGTGGCGGCGTATCTTTTGAGTCCCTGTTCCGCCGCTCTGTTATCAAGAGCATCACCTGTTGCAGTGATAGCAAAGGTGTCTTGATAAAACCCTCTAAGCTCCATGAAGAATCCTGCCAACATCTGGCAGAAGGGAGCCAGTGCATCATAGATGATACTGCCCTCACGCTTATCCAGGCTGTCATCTACAAAGGACAACGCCTGAGACATGAGATATTTGTATGTGTACTGTTCCAGCTTGTCGCCAATCATAACTGTACCTCCGTTTCTACTTTCTGGCTACCGTATATTGTGTCGGCATAAAAAGACACGGCACACGAGTCAAGCCCGGTCCTTGTGAATTTGAAATCTCTCACACCTGTTACTCTGTCATCACAGCACAGAGCCTCTTCGATAATTTTAGGCACTCTCGCCACCACATAGTCATAGGACTGGCCCACGAGAAGATTGAGCTGATTACCGTAGTACCAGTCATAAATCTCATAGGCGTATTTAGAGGTATCCAGTACCTTCTTGATGAACTGCATCACGGCCTCGGAATCATCAATGTTTCCCATGATTCTTCCATTTTCCATATCCAACCTGAATGTTTTGGTCGGTAGAGTTTCAAAATCTTCTGTCGTGTCTACAGAAAAAGCAGGAGTTTCAGGTATCACGGTTTCACTCCCTCCTTTCGTTGGAGAACATAGTATTTCTGACCTCTTCCGAGTTTAATCATCATCACCTTGTCTCCAACTTTTAATCCCCTCCACAGCTTAATCTGATAGATGCCGCAGTTATCTTCAGAAGTGGCTCCATGAACACCCGTATGCCCATGAGGGTTTTCAAAGATGTATGTGCCAGAATTGGCTGTACGAGTTATAATTGTTTCTTGACAAAGTGCTCCCAGAATTAAAAAGGCCTCTGTCAGTTCCCTATTGTCAACTTTGACTTTAAGGGGAGAGACAGAGGTTACTTCGCCTTCTACAATGTCGACGACTTCATTCTGCGGAGTACGCCCTGCCTCTCGCATCATCTGAGCGAGTCTGTGTCCATCACCCACCGCGAACAACCTCCGTTTCTAAGTCCATTGTATGCTCATTGTTTTTGAATTTATGTGTACACTGAGTGACGAGAAGGTAACTATTCAGAGACAGGTCACCCAGGTCTGCAATCTTGCATTTGAATGTACACCCCGCGAAGAACTCTTTGACGCCCAGGCAGTGAAGAGTGAGTGAGCGTCGAGTATCGCAGTAGTATTTCAGCATCTTGAGGCCGCGAGCTTCAATCTGAGAAAGATTATAGCTCTCGTCCACCTTTTCGTACAACTGCAAGATTCCCCAGCGTTTTATTTTCTCGCCACCGTTTACCGTGTCGTTGACAATGAAAACTTCACGCTTTCCAGTAGTCTCGTTGTCCCGGTATAGCTTGATTTGGTTGTACACGTCCTTATCTATAGAGGTCTCGTAGTCAAACCCAGTAACAAACGATGCGTCACCCAGCATTTCCGGTCTCATGCAAGACTTCACGTTCAGGTGCTTGATTACACCAAAATCATCTCTGATAAAAAACCACTGATTGGTATTTGCGAGAGTGGCATCCAGAGCATTCTGAACCATTTCGTATAGGGACACCGCGTCCTCCGAACGAGGCGGGCAGATGTAGGTGCTGGGGTCTGTGATTTCATACTTGAGAACAAACTCGTCACACAGCTGAGCAAGAATCTGAGAACTGGTTACATTCTCAAACACCTTTGCGTCTTTATTCTTCAGATATCGTAACTGGTCGTATGCTGTGACCTTGATATTTCTAACATCTTCGTCACGACTCTTTTTGAACACGAAGCCCTTGAACATCTTATAACCATCTACGATAACAGACACCGTTGCACCCTCCCAGAAAGCAAGAGGGCTCGTAGCACGAACCGTGAATTCGCACTTACCAGGATTGTCTGTCATATAGGTGGTTATTGTCATATCTGACACAGCACGAGACACATCGAATGTCTTATTGTGTCTATTATCGAATATGATAGTCTTTACATTCATGCGAGCACCACACTTTCTGCGGTTACCCAGCCGAGCCAGCCACCATCAGGAGTGGTAACATGATAGGGATGACTTCCTTTCTTATTGATGAAGTTTACCTTACCTCGATAGTTGGTAAATGTCTTACCCGGTTTTGCACCGTAGCTGTCGTAATGCACACGACCATTCAGCACAACGTCACAGCCGATGGTAATCTGTTTTGGAGCAGGGGTAACCTTTGCGGCAGGTTGAACTGTCCCTACTTCTGTCTTTGCTCTTGTAGAGCGGTTGGTAGACGTCGCGGCCAATACGGAGATAGAATAGTCTTTATACTCCTTGAAGGTGATGGAGTAGTAGGTGTCTTCGTGGTCTCCGCCCTGATGATAATACGTGAAATCCTCAATAACAACTTCACGGTCATAGCCCATTCCACCAACGGATTCAATGCCCGTGACCGTAAGTCTACAAGGCTTGCAGTCTTGACGGATTTGATTGATGAGGTCAAGATAGAACTGAGCGGAACGGAAGCTACCCTTGGTACGAACTCCCGTCCACCAGCTCTCATAAGGGAAGAAACTGTCCCAACTGATTTTATCCAGCTGGGGCAGTTTAGGGACAACGATGTCACCGATTGTGATAATCTCAGTGTCAAGATTATTAGAAGAGCTTGACACCTCGATTTTTTCAGGGTTGACAGGGAACTGCACAACCTGACCATTATAAGTAAGAAAGATTCCGATATCCACCTGTCAACCCTCCTATCAGTTTGCAACGAGAGCCGTTGCCATCTGCTCTTCCACCATGTCCTCAATGACATCCATAATCTT